GACGCATGTGCTTGAGCCTGAGATCAGGCGTGTGCTTGTGCATGTTCCTTAATTAATTTTTTTTATTTTTATTTTTTGGAAGCCCAGACCGGGGCAGCTGGGCCCCGATCCGTAATAAATTATTACTGTTGATCCCGTTGGCTGAGCTTGTGCATGTAACTGTCCCAGTGTGACTCGGAGAAATTTGGTGCGTGTCGCTTGGCAAAACTTTTAATCTCTCTTGAGATTTGAGGTCGACTCTGCACGTCATGGTGCATTTCTTCTAGTTCTGCCATGTAACATATGTCGGCCAGTTCTTTGAGATGTTTTTTTGTGATCATCTTTTATCCTTTCTGTATAAGTGGCTAGTCAATTACCAATACGACCTGATTTAAGGAATAGCCTATATGCTCTCCACCACTTATGGGATATTATATAGCACGGCAGCTGCATCCAGTCAATAAAAAAAGGGTCATATTTTATTACCAGGTAAGCTGCCAGAGCAGCTCTGATTCGTCATAAATTATTACTATTTGAGCTTGAATCCCCGGCCAGCTGACGTCCGCTGCTTGAGCCTCTGCTTGTGCTTGAGACTGTATTTCTGCTTGTGCTTGAGACTGTGTGCCTGTGCGTGTGCTTGTAATTGTGTTTAAAAAAAATAAAAAAATTTTTCTGGACGCCTGGAGAAATCGAGAAGACAGTAATAATTTATTACTTTTAAAAGCTGTGACTGGCTTGTGACTGGTAATATTTTATTACTTTGAACCAGTAACTTTTTTGAGTTTTTTCTCATTCTCAATAATTCTCATTTTGGCATATTTTATTTTTCTCTGCCAATATTTAATGGTCATTTCAATTTCTTTTTTTTCAATTTCTTTAACAGTCATTGATTTATTAATCATTTTTTTACCTCACGAATATTTATTAAATTAGTTATATAAATATAGGATTTTTTATATATAATCAACAACAGAATATTCAGAAAGGAAAAAACAACTATGAATATTAGACAAATACAAATCGAATTACATAGAAATGGTACGCTTAATGAAAGCGAATTACTTGAATATGTAAATCAAAGATTAGATCGTAGAAATACGCCTAGTTATAAAAAAAGTCTATTTAATATAATTAATAGATTTTTAATTACTTCAAGCGAACATTGTGATTTAAGAATTTTTCATTGTCATCACTACAATGAAATTTGTATTGAGGAAAATCCAATTGAGTTTGGTGGCAACAATTTAATTTGTCAAGAAGCCTATCAAGAAAATTATTTTACTTGTGATAATTGTAATGAAGTAGAGCATCGTGATTACAGAAATTGTGCAAATGATAGTGAGAACGAATATTGTGAGGGTTGTTATGATGATCTCACAGAATATTGTGATGATTGCGATTATAGTTATCATTCCAATCGTGGTTGCCAATGTAATGAAAGATCAAATCTTGATGAGTACAATACAAGAAATCCCCTTCATTATCTTGGTAAAGAAAGTTCTATACAATTTTATGGTATTGAAATTGAAGTTCAAGTTTATGAAAATCAATCAAGAAATAAAGTTGTTGAAATGTTCAGGGATTGTTTCAATCAAGAACAGACAAACATTATTTGTAAAAGAGACGGATCACTTCACGACACGAAAGGTTTTGAGATGTCATCTACTAACTGTTCTTTTCAATATCATAAAGAAACATTTTGGACTGATTTCTTTGAATTGAAACCTGCTCAATATTGCAAAGCGTATGATGGTTCCGATTGTGGTATTCACATTCATTTCAATCGTAATGCTTACACAGAAAATAACTTGAGAGCGTTGAACTGTTTTTATAACAATCCAAAAAATAAAAATTTGATTGTTGATATTGCAGGAAGGGACGGAACTTCTTATTGTAGGTTCATTCCTGAAGTAAATTTTGATGATCCGATTTTTACACGTGGGCAAGATGAGCATGGCAGGGAATATAAATATCGTGTTATTAATTATAACAATAAAGATACAGTTGAAGTTCGAATATTTAGATCGAATTTAAAACAATTATCTTTTTTAAGATATTTAGAATTTGTCCATACTGTTAATTTATGGATTAAAGAAACTGATCCTGTAGAATATGAAAAAATAACTTGGATAAATTATTTTGATTGGTTATTAAAAAACTTATCTAAAGATTTTTCTAATCTTTTATTTTTTCTATCTAAAAGAAATCATTTTAACCATTTGGAAACTTTGGACGAATGGCAGGATGTTTATACTAATTACAAAACAGTAATAGAAGATTTTGTAAATGCTAATCAAGAACTAATAGAAAGAGAGAGTGAATAGAATGTGTTTAATTATATTAGCAAATGATGTTAAGTCTTTGGATTATAAAGACTTACAAACTGCATACGACAGAAACAAAAATGGTTTTGGTGTTATGTATTTGGATAAAAAAGAAAATTTTATTTCAGATAAATTTGTACCTAAAAATTTTACTGAATTAAAAAACTTTTTTAATGTTCATAAACAAAATGCAAATAATCAAATGGCATTACATTTTAGATTTACCACCGAAGGCAAAACAAATACTAAAAATTGTCATCCATTTATTTCATTTAAAAATGAAAAAAGAACTATTGGATTAATGCACAATGGTGCAAGATTACCCATACCTTTAATCTATCCAAAATGTTCTGATACTTGGCATTATAATGAACACTATTTAAAGCCATTGTTAAAACATAATCCTAATTTAATTTTGAAAAAAGATTTTCAAGATCAATTGCAGGATCATATCGAACAAGATAAGTTTTTATTTTTAGATAGTATGACAAGAAAGTTTATTATTATTAATGAGAACTTAGGCAATTACAAAGGTGCTAATTGGTTTTCAAATGATTATTGGAATGTAAAAAAGTTTTCATTTGATACACCAAAATTAACTTACAATAAATCTAATGATAATTTTTTTAATTCTTTAGATAGAAATTATAATTATGATACTGAAAGTTATTACGACTTTGTACCAACAAATGAAGAGTTAATAAAATGGAATGAAACCGACATTTACGATTTTATTAATTTATGTGTTGCTAATGAGGATTATTATCCATTGATTGAAATGATCCAAGATTATAAAAAATATATTGCTTAGAAAGGATAAAATAAAAATGTCAGATAAAAGAAAAAAATTTGTTAAGTATGCAAATTTAAGATTAGATAATTCAATTAAAAATATTCAATGTCTAGCAAATTTAAGTAATCAAAGGCAGTACGAATATTCAATTAAAGATGTTAATGCAATTGAATTTATGTTATTTGAGGCAGTTAATAATACGATTAAAGAATTAAAAAATCCTGCCAAAAAAAAATCTGTTGAGCGAATTATTCCTAGACGAATAATTTAATCCTGCGTTCCTGTCCCTGCTCATTTGGGGCAGGAACACCCCCCTCAAAAAAATTTCCAAAAAATCCGTGTGCATGAAAATTTTTTCAGGTTCGCCTAACCAAAAAAAATTGAAGAATGAAATTTTTTTTGGTTAAAGAGATACTAAGGGATCACGAAGTGATACATTACAATTGACAATATAGGGGGTACACCCTAAATTCAGTAGTACATAGTACGTATGCTAGTATATAAATATACATACAAAAGATGAGCGATTTTCATTCAGATTTGAGCCAGATGTCTCAAGAAGAGCGTTTGCTATTCTTGAAAAAACTAGAGCTTAAGAAAGTACAACTAGAGGCAGCTAGAAGTTCTAGGGACTCCTTTGGTAATTTTGTCAAAAGTATATGGCCCGACTTCATAGAGGGGGCACACCATAAAATCATTGCTAAAAAATTAGAAGCCATCAAAGATAAAAAAATTTCTAGATTGATAGTAAACATGCCACCAAGACACACTAAGTCAGAATTTGCTAGTTATCTGTTCCCGGCTTGGATGATGGGGCATAACCCTAAATTAAAAATTATTCAAACCACCCATACGGCAGAGCTAGCGTACCGTTTTGGTAGAAAAGTCAGAAACTTGATGAACGAACAAGATTACAAGTCTGTGTTTCCTGACACAGAACTACGAGCCGACTCTCAAGCGGCAGGTCGTTGGGAGACA